GTAATCAACAATCAAACCAGCAGCGAAGGTGTTCGCGTTCTGGGGAGCGATGATTCGGTTCTGGCGGAGAAGCTCGCTGTGGTTCTCCACAAGGAACTTACGACGCTCGGCACCAGCCTTAAACGACTTATGCTGCTCCAGCAGCGGGTTGCCGAGGTTCTGAATCACGGGACGCACCGGCTCGGGAGCAGGGGCAGGGGCAGGGACTTTCATGGCCGCCTCAATCGTCGCCAGCTTGGCGAGAACGGAAGCGAGGTCGACGGACGCAGCAGGAGCCGCAGCCGCCACAGTATTAGTGTCAGACATGTTTGTGTCGGTATTAGGTTGTGTTGGTTGCAGCGTGTTGGTCACGCCATTATCGCCGTCAGCGGATTTGCTGTCGGTCGAAAGTTTTTCGGTCGAGGTATTACCCTCGGAATCCTGCGCATCGGTTTCGAGTTGCGCGTAAAGTGCTCGGAACCAATCGCGGCCAGCGGCACCTCCCCAGAGGTTAGCCGCAACATCAGCCGGGGTATTTGGCTCCGCTTCAAGAAAACGCTCGTTGCGTCCCCACCAAGCATTTGCTTTGCGGATCTTTTGAGGGCTCGGAGCCTCACCAGCAACGAGAGCCTCGGCTTCGTACACGGTCTGTTTTTCAAGACCATCGCCAGCCAATCCTTCTTCGTACTGCTCAAGACCTCGACGCAGATTATTTTTGACCGTCTCAGGAGCAGTCTTTGTAACGGCGCGGGGATGCCATTTTGCAGCCAAAGCCAACTGCTTGACCGGAACATCAACCAGCCCGAAAGCCATAGCCTCTGCGGTCGTAAACCACGTTTCCGCTTTCATCGCGGCACGAATGGCTTCCGGAGAACGACCGGTTTTCTTGGCGTAAACCCCAACCAAAACTTGCGCGTGCTGGTCGAGTGCATCGGCCATTTTCCGCATATCTTCAGCGGTGCCAGCAGTCATGCCGCTGGGATCGTGAATCATCATCAGTGCGGCATCGGCCATTTCAACCTTGTCTCCAGCGAGGGCAATGATTGAAGCGATGGAAGCGGCAATGCCAACGACGCGAGTGGTTACCGGGGCATTCCGTCCGCGCAGTTGGTTGTAGATCGACAAACCATCCCAGACGTTGCCGCCGGGAGAGTTGATTTCAACAAGCAACGGACCATTGCCAATCTCCTGAAGAACATCGGCAAACTGCTTCGCGGAAAGACCGGAACCTCCAAACCAATCTTCTCCAATTTGATCGAAGATTTGGACAGTCGCCTGTTCGTTCGCCGCATTTGCGGGAGCGTAGTAAAGCCAATCGGTTTTCTTTTGCAGGTTCATTCCGTCTTCTTGTTGCGTGATTTACGAGGCTTTTTGGCTACGGCTTCAATACCATTTTCAACAAGATCATTTGTACTTACCTGATCGGCGGGAGGAGCAACTGGTGAAGGAACGTCGTCCGGGCTGGGCGCATCAGGCGGCATAATAGGTTGATCTGGCCGATTTTCCTGAATCGTAGAAACTTCAGAAACTCGCAAATGGTATTTGTCAGCGAGTTGTCTGATGAACAAAGCCTGTTGTGCTTTCGCCTCTAGTGCGGACCGCCAATCAAGACCACGTGCACCGTAAACTTCATCGTATGTAATTACGCCAGCCTCAAGCTCGGCAAGTTGAGCAGCGGAGTTTCGCCCAACATCAACATTCGGGGCGCGAGGAGCCGTGATGGCGACTTCGTACCAATCGCTTGGAGCATCGTTAAGAGTCTGGTCGTTTTTAATCGACCACTCCATGACGTACTCGTAAATCCGCCGAGCAGCGGAAGCCATAACTTGATGGCGACTGCGGAACCAAACCGCAGACATATCCAGCGCACCACGGTAAACGGTTCCCTGCATGGATTCAGGAAACACAAGAACGTATGGAATACCGATACCGGCGCAGACTTTTTCAGTCAACTGCCGCCAGTATTCCCGCATATTTACGCCGGGACGTTCGGTGGCAAACTGCTGAAAATCATCTCCGTGCTTCAGCACTTTGATGGCACTGCCGAATATCTGCTCGTAGTAGGTCTCGGCGGTGACCTGAGAACTAGGCGACAAACCAGCGCGTAGGGTTGAAGCCTGAACCTCGCCGCCGGTTGTCTTTACAATCTGTGCAACCGATGCGCCCAACTTACAGGCTTCCATCTCCAACTTTTGGAGATCGTCGAGATCGTGCAGGTCGTTGATGACGCATGAAACGAACGGAAGCCCACGCAACTGTCCTGGTCTATTCGGCTCGAAAATATGGATAACCGAGTCAGAGGAAATTGCGCGAACATCGACTAGATTGCCCTGCGTTTTTTCTGAACCAATGAAGAACGAAATTGCCCTACCAGTGCGCGGATCAAATCGAATCCCGTCGAAAACTGTCGCATCGTTTTGAAGTTCGCCGGGAGTCGCAATGGATTGCGCTTCCAACAACTGCAGCCTAGGACGACCAGATTCACCCTTGGTCAGCAGGATGAAGGATTCACCGTCAAAGAACCAAGCCCGAGCGGCTTGACTCATCAAGGTTCCAAACGATTGACGCGAACTGATGTCGGGATACCGGCACCAGATATCAAATGCCTTTTTGGCTTTGAGGTTCCAGATCGGATCGGACGAAGCAGGTTGAACGCTGAAGTTTGCGCCGACTGTGTATGACTCAAATAAGTCGCCACATCTGTTCATCACGGCGTTGTTCTGTTCGAAGTAACGCGATTTGCGAACAATCTGCTGGCGCGTTGACGATGTAACATCAAACCGAACGGACGTATACGAGGTGTCGAGATAACTGCGACGAAGCGAATTACCGGCTCCCTCGTATTTAGCCGTGGGAGAACCTGCGAAGAAGTTACGAAGATTGGCGAGGATGCCCATTAGGTCATGCGGGTCGTGGCTTCACGACGCATTTGAGTGAAGTCGCCAAAATACCGCGTAGTAGAAATCAAGACGTAATTCAACATCTTGTTGTAAATCTGAGAATCACTTGGCGATGTGATTCCGTCTCCAGCTAACAGGGTGACCGCATAATCGTAATCACCTAGCAAGGATTCCCACATTTCTAGCATGTCACCGGGACTAGCTGAACCTTTTCCGGGTTCTGCAAACTCAACGGAGACCTCAGCACTTGAGGTGGTACGAACCAGATTGCCGCTTTCAAGCGTGCCAGCTATCGACGAAAGCTTGGCTGTGAGAGCCTCAAGCAAAGTCAACGCTCCGCGATTCGCGTAAGTAACACGAAGATACGAGCGTTTAGTTGCAACCGTATAGGTATGCACGACGCGGATCGTCGTCGCATTTCAAGATCCGTCAAGCGTTTGTTTCTGGCGTGATTTGCGCCGAACGCAAATCTCCCCACAACATTGCCATAGCCAACTGCATAATTTCGCAATCGTGCAAATGGTCTGGCCAGCGATGGTTTCGTTTGTGCCAAACGTGTTTGATCCTACCGGCTCGGTTCGCTGTTGGCTTCAGCACATGGGAATCTAGGTGTTTCCAGTACTGATCAGGATCGACGCAATAGGCTCCCTCGGCTTGAAGCCTGATTGGCAGAGAGCAAACCGCCCAAGACCCCGCCTCAGACGATTGTCGCAAGCGGGAAAGCATGTCGCGGAGATGTTCGGAATCAAAAACCAGCAATGGCTGAACAACATCTGTGCGCATGGAAGTTGATGTAGAAACGCCAAACGGATGAATTGACCCAGATCGCGTCGTAAACCTTGCGCCTGTTTCACGACCTTTCATTGGCATCCAACCAATCAACATTGGCTTACGCAATCCACCCTCAGGCGGATAACGCAGTCCGCACGGATAAGATACGGGATTAACTGAAGTATTTGAGAATCCTGCACAAGCATCATACACCGTTTGAGTATCAAAACCAGAGTCAATGCCAACGTCCATGTCGTGAACGCCAAGTTCAACTTGGATGCGACGCAGTGCAGCAAAATCGTCTGCGTGACCAGCAGCAACTAAGCGGCTGTTGCCTCCTTGCCATTCGCGACAAACATACCAAAAGTAAGGTGCCGCAGCCTGAACGTCTGCCGTAAGGTATCGCCTAGCCTCGTTTAGAGGAGAATCGGAGATAACTTCTACGCGATCAACCGTACCGTCTTGATTCTCCCAAGGCTCGGCCAACATACCGTTGATAAAACCCTGCAGTCCCATCATCGACTGCTTGGCTTCCAAGAACGCAACTGCCAGATGGCCCCAGGTGCATTTGCGGTCTGGGCTGTAAAGGGAAGACAGGTGATACGAACGGATGGATGGCAACGCATTTGGGTTTTCCGCGATCCATTTGCCATGACGCAAAGCGGCAACCTTTTGAGCGTCTGAAATCTTGCCCTTGCAAAGTTGACATTCGTAGAACGCAGACGAGCGAACTGCAGCCCAATCGTATTTTCCGTCCTCGGTTTTAACTCCGTCCCATTTGATTTGTCGCCATTCAAGCCGAATCAACTCGCGGCAATGTGGGCAGGGTATGTAGTAACGACGCTGGTCTCCGCGCAGATACCTCTGCCAAATACGGTTTTCTGTTGTTGTTGGAGTTGATGTAAAGAACGCTTTTGAACTAGAAAACGCTTTAAGTCGCTGTTCTGCCAAATCTAAGGCATCGGCTTCCTTGGAAGTTGCATCCGCAAACTTGTCGATTTCGTCTCCAACAAGAACGCGCACCGGACGAGACGACAGATTGGCAGGACTATTTGAACCAATGAATGTCAGCGTGGATTTGTCAAAGTGCTGTTCCAGATTGGTCAGTTTGTCTTTATCCAACGGAAAGTGAGCAACCATCGTCGGGCTGTCTTCAAGAAATGGAAGCCAACGAGACTTTGAAAACGATCTGGCAAGACTTTCCGTCGGCATCAACCACAAGGCTGGTGATGGCTCGTTGTCGATGAGCCAAGCAAGACCAGCCATTAGCGTGGTCGTTTTGCTGGTTTGCGATCCCCAACAAAGCGTGAGTTCCGATACGCCGGGATCTTTCCATGCCTCTAGTGGTTCACGTACATATGGACGAACCGAAGTAGAATATGGGCCGGGATGTTCGGTTTGGCGTTGAGTTAACTTCAGGTTTGCCTCTGCCCATTCGACGACCGTTTGCTTAGGAGTTGGGCGATAAAGAGTTCTGCGAAATTCTAACAATCCGCGTTGAAAATCGTTAATGGCATCCATTTATTTGAAGGCATTCAAGACTACGGATTCAATCGCCGTAGGACCGTGTTTCGCAAGCGTGGTCCTACCATTTTCGATGATCTCGCTCGGGGGATCATTGCGCAAAACTGCTGCTAACTCATTGCCATCTTTAACAGATAAACAATTAAATCCAGATCTCAGTTCATCATCGTTATTACCTGTCCATTCTTTGTTTAATATGAGACACGAATATCCGTCCCATGCTTCGAAAAATGTATACTGTGTTCGGCCGCCATCTCCTTTGATAGCGGACATATCTACGGAATATGCGCTTTTAGATGCCAATTTGGATCCGGCACCAGGAGTTCTTGGAAATTCTCCGTGATAGTGTTTTCTCCAATTTGGATATTGTGAATTTAATTTGAAATATGTGTACAATCGGTTTTCAGAACCATAGATGTTGCATCTCAAATCGAACGGGAGGATTTGATTAGCAGCGCAAATAATGTTAGTGTATTTATCGAAATCTATTCTTGAGAAAGCGACGGCGTGTTGGTTCTTTTTGATTGTCGGATCGAATGGTGCATACGGATGAGGAAGCAATTCTGCATCAAAACCTTTTGACTTGAGCAGAGATACTATTTTGAATCCATTGCCAAAAAGTTTTCGCGCTCGTTGATAATAATACATTCGTTCATCTCCGAGTTCTGTCGGATCTGAAACATTGTAAATGACGTTCTGTTTTTCTAAAAACCTGGCATCGGAAATATGATGTTTGTCCAACGCCGGTACTATTATGGCTCCTCTCAGTTCAGATAATGCTTCCTTAGTAACTTCAAAAGCAAAAACATCACCGGAGAAATGCTTCGGTTTTTGACTGAATCTATTAGCAGTTTTAAACAATTGAACATCGTGGCCTGACAATTTGAGGCACTTGTAAAGATGTTCTGTGAGAGTGACCCATCCGCCGAATTTCGGTTCAGCCAAATAAACGATATTGATTTTCAACTAAACCTTTCTTGTCTTTCGGCGTTTGAGTTCAATTTGTTCTCGCTTCATTCTGGCCCTCGCAATTTCCTCATTCAACGGAGAACAATTCCACATTGCTTTCAAAGAATAATAGACGATCGAAAACCTTCTTGCGTCAGGTCTCGTCTTAATGATCGGAGTAACTCCGTGCAGAATGTTCTGGCCGTCAAAGTAGAAAATGGATTTATCGGCGACTTCGCAACTGACCCCATATTCTGGCATGGATAGATGTCCGCCACGAATATCGCGTTTCAACACTATCATCGCGCTCCATACATCTTTGAAATTGCCAGAATCGAAATGATAGCAGAGCGGATTGTTGTCATTGATGATTCCAGAAGTGAACGGAACATCAGCGAATTTGAAGTCGGCTACGACTTTTGATTTGGTTGTAGCGAGATGAGCGTCATAAAGCTCTGGATTGTAGAGCGCATAATATTTCGCAGCTAACGCACCACA